TCCTGATATGATATAGTTTCAATATTTATTCTTTTTATTGGTTTATATCGTTCTGTGATTTTAAATATTTCGTCTGCACATTCCATTGGCAAGACTCGCTTTCTCCAATATTCAATAACATAATAATCATATTCAGAAGTAACGCCAATAACCATAATAACGCTATAATCGTTCCTAGTACTAAGTGTTGAAGCAGGGTCAACGCCCATGTAAATATTGACATACTCAGTTCTCCCATCATCTAATTTAATATACCATGAATTGTGTTCATCTGAAAATCTTACACTACCTTGATAAAATCCATCTGTAATATCTTCTTCACTAAATATCTGGTCTTCAGGAGATTTCGCCTGATTCATATATTCCTGATAAAACTTTGCAGGAGTTCCAGAATCAATAAAAAATTGTTTACGTTCTTCTAATTTAGCAAGAGGCCAACGTGATGGCCATAATGTTGTACCATCATCAAGTATAGCTTTATAAGTAACAACATCCCATGAATACTCTTCACCTGTTTTTTCTGCAGCTTTATAATTATCAACGATATTATTTAAGAAAGAATCATAATGGACAATTGTTCCATTACACCAAAGAAAACCTCCTTTATCAAAATCAATCGCTGGATATACTGCAGCAGTTACCCAATTCTTAATTTGTATTCTTGCTTCTGGAGTTTTTGTATTTAACTCTGATTCAAAGTCATCAAGCACAATTCCAGTATATCTTGTAGAAAATTGTTTCTTTCCTCTAAGTCTTTGTGATGTGCCTTTTGCAATCATCCTACAACCATTTGATGTTGTAAATTCTGTTTTTGTCCACTTATCTCCTTGCAAGTCACCAAAATAATAATGTACAGCAGGATTACTATAAATATGATTTTGTATCCATGCCAAATTATCTGTAGCTTGGTCTTGAGCTTCACCTATCCAGGCAATAAATTCAGGAGTTTCTTTTGTTGCAAATAAAAAACGATATAATACAGCAGTTGCTGCGAATGTAGATTTTGCATGGTCACGTGGAAGAACTAATGCTAATTGTTGTATATCTCTATCAATTAATAGTTTTCCTATCTTATAATGAAATGGAGGAGATGTTGAAGCTAAGAAATCTTGTGGTGAAAATAATTTTCCAAATGTAATGAGGTCTTCATAAGCCATCTTAAGGATTTTTTCATTTTGAGAAATATTGCCATTAAGATTTAAATTTGCCATCTATCTTTGTTTAGGAGGCAATCCTATATTTAGAGGTTCTCCTCCTAATTTACCATAACCTACATCTACTAAATTTTTCCCAATTAAAGGTGATGCCAACATTAATATCATTGCTTCTAATAAATTTTCTGGTCTTCTAGAAGAAGGAAAAACCTTCTCACCAACAGAAAGATTCTTAGAGCCAGATTTTGCATCAGGTAATTTAATTCCTCTTCTCGAAAAATCAATTTTTGACCCTGGATTTAATTTTAAAAGTTCCTTATAATCGGCATTCTTCATTAATTTATCAATATTCTGATGTGCTTTAATATTTTTTACTGCTTTTACATTCCTACCAGTTATATAAGGGATTACACCTTTAACTGTCTTAGCAATTTTACCCATACCCCCAAATGGTAAAATCATTTCAAGAAGGTCTTGCTGTGACATTCCCATTTTTTCATCATCCCACTTCAGCAACTCACCAATATTATCTTTAGGAATTGGCCCAATTTTTTGTTCAGGCTGTTTAGGCATATTTTGCATCATAGCTAAAATTTCTTCTCTAGTCATATATATTTACCTCAAATTTTGGTGTTGGAGTAGATGTTGATACCCACTTATACATCCATGAGTTCAAAATGCGGTAAGTCTTTAAATTTTGTATCTTTGACTTGATTATCGCCATTCCAGTCGCCTCCCCAACGTATTTTAATTTCCATTGTCTCTGCAATACCTTTCACAATGCCAGCAAAATAATACATTCTATTAGTATCATTCCAATCAACAGGGTAAGGAACAACGTCAACAGCATTGCTTGGGTACGCGTTATGTCTTCCTCTTGGAAACTTAACTTTTGACTTACCCTCTTTAAAATATTTATTTTGGTCTTCCTCACCTCTATGTCCCTCTAAAATACTACAATCAAAATATTTAATAACCTCATTGAATAAGTCAAAAAGGTCTTCATGGCAGGTATTTAAATTTTTTTTAGACGCTTTACCAAATCTTGGCATTATTTTTTAAAAACTCCTGTCATATTTATGCTCTCCCATAGCCATTTTTAATCCCCTTAATATACATAATTTTATTATCTAAATCAAATTGGGCGCTGCAATAAGGGCATGTCCATCCCAAAACCTCATCTCTTTCGTCATCAAGAATACCAATTTTACGTGAATATTTATCATTTAAGTATAAATTTGTTTCACATGCGGGGCATTCTTCCTTTTTATTTTTCTTCTTTTTCTGCATGAGCAATAACTTTAGTATTTCCTCCATTGATTGCCTCCAATTGTTCAGGTGTGAAACCTGTCCATACAGTTAATTGTTCCTGTTTTGTCTCAGTTTCAAATAATCCTGCAATTTTAGTAAGTGATTCAAGTGAACGTAGCTTATCTGAGTCCCTTTCAGCCAAATCGGCAATATCTTTATATCTTGAAACAATCCATTCAGGTGTAACACCTTCCTCTTCAAGTATCTTTTTGATTTCTTCTTTCACAATTCTCCTTATATTATCTTTCTTAAGTAATGTGCCTGTTTTCTGCTTGATATATGAGTCGCTTTTTGCTTCCTTATAAACTCTTTTGAAAGCATCAGTAGCTTCACAGCCCTGAGCAACATATCTTGCAAACAAAAACTCTTTATTATTTAGTTTATTCTCTTTTTGGTAGGTATTCTTTGCCTTGAAATTACCTGAAAATGAATAAATGTTATCAGGAATGCCGTGTTTACCAAACATCTTATGACATATCTTCTGAACGATGAATGTACCACACACTGTGCGTATGAAATCCTTGGAACGCTGGTCAACCTTCTCATAAATTGTTCCACGCTTAAGAACTTGGCACACATAATCATCGTCAGTCTTCACCCAATCACCATCGTTACCATCACGCCAGTTGTCAATAAGCTTGGTATCGCCGTGAATTTTTTTGAAGATTGATTTACTCTCATACAGGTAATATCTAATACCTTTAATTTCTTTGAAATCCATAATTTAATATATAAAATTTTTCTCTAAAATAAAAATCAAGTTCCCTTACTAGTACTATATACAAGTAATATTACTAGTACTATATACAAGTAGAAAAAAGAAATAAAATAATATAAAAAAAAGAAAAATACGAAAAATAGCCTTAGAATGGGTGTGAGTGTTTATTTATATCGGCACACGGGGTGGTTGGTCTTGGGGTGGCTCGTCAATAGGTTGAAAATTGGTTAAACTTATTATAATACTATTAGTTATTTATTAATTTTACTGCATTCTATTATAAAAGGTAACGCGCTCTATTGAGCGCGCTACTTACTGAGGCGAGGACTTGAGGACTTACTGAATAACTTTAAATAACTCTCTGTATTTCTTGATATGATTATGATTAATATGAAATTGATTAACATTATCACAACTTGAACACTTAACAACATTTGATATCTTAAGACCTGATTCTCCATATATAGCCAATACAAGACTAAACTCACATTTAGCGCCTATTAAGTGTTTATATTCATGCATGAAACGTTTATATATATGTAATTTAGTTTCATTAATACTAAATGATATCTGATTACTATGCTGATGTATTACGTCAGGCATATCCATCTTATAATACACATCAATCTTAAGTTCATGTTGTTTTATTATATATTGCATTATTTCTCCTTCCTTTTATTAGGGTTACTTGTTTTTTTATGTGTGTTATTACGGCATTCATCACCATATAAATCTACACCGCTATCTTCACAATCTGCGCATTTAGGCTTATAGTCATCATTTACTTCTAGCGCTTTATTTATTCGGCTTTCTTGCTCTTCTATTGGTAATTTATCCCAGTCATCTGGAAACGTGCAACCAGACGCGATTAGCATTCTTTTTTTAAATGCAATTTTATCTTTTTTAGTTTCGTTCATCAGGTCACCAAACGCAGAGACCATTCTTAGTGTATTGTTCATTTTTTTCTCCTTCTATCTCTTATATAAGATTGAAAACTTTTGTTGATTTCTCTTAATACCCATAGATTATTTGAGTGAGCATTTAAATCTTTCATTATTTACTCCTTTTTTATATTCTCACAACAAAAACAATTTATTACTCTTTATTTATCAAATGCAAGGTGTTTTTATTATCTTTTATAACTATTATATTGTTTTATATATACTTAATGTATTAATTTATAGGGTACTAATTAATAGAAATACTTAAAAAAAAGGAAAGATGAAGAAATCAAAGGTAAAGGATAGAATAACAGTTTTAAATAAAGAAAAAGGACATTTTGTATCTATGGAAACAAATACTTTTAAATATTGGATATTAATGATAAGGAACAGTATTCCAATTAATAGAATTAAAAACAGAACTATTGATAAAATTAAGAAATTGATATGGAAGATGTAGAGAAAAAGAAAAGGAGTAACTGATGGAAGATAACTGGAAAGATGATATAGAGTATTATAACAGTTTAGTAAAAATAATAAAACCTGAAGATTTAAAAAGAATGGTTGAATTGATAAAGAATATAGAGAAA